CAGCTATTGGAGATGCTTACTTAGGTAATGCAATATTAAATAGTGGAAGTTGGAATGGAGCAAACTTTGCTGGTAGTAGATATAAAGGATTAACAATAAATGGTGGAGAACTATCAATACAGCGTGATCATCCAAATAATGGACAAGTATCATTATTAGTAGATGGTGGTTATAGTGCTGGAGAAAACAATGGTTTTTATAGTTTATATTCAGGCAATAGCTGGAACAATAGAGTAGGATTTTATTCTGATACTGGTGGTTTTATGAAATTTAATTCTACTCATGCTACTGGTGGTTATTATTTCCAAAATCAAGGTGCTACAAGAATTACAATGACTTATGATGGTCAAATTAAATGGGGTTCAGCAGCTAATTTTGGTACCTTAACTTGGGATACTGGTAAAGCTATATTAACAAGTCAGGGAAGTAATAATTTAGAAATTAGAAGAGTAAATACTTCAGATATGATTTCCTTAGAAGATAATCAAACACGTTTCATAGCTGATGGAACGGAAAGATTTAGAATAAATGGAAATGGTATAGATTTAAGTAATAATACTGCAACTAAAATTGTTCATAACAATGGTGGGTCAAGAGATAAATACAGAGTTTGGAATAGTAGCTACTATGCAATAGGTATGGATGCTACATTTACTTACGGAGGTTTAAGTAGCTATGCTATGACTTTCCAAATGAACACAGACGCAGGTAGAGGTTGGTGGTGGGGAGATAATGGTCACTCAAACGCACAAGGAGCAATGTCTTTAACTAATGATGGACTATTAACAGTAGCTAATAAAATTAGAGTAGGATTTGGAGAAGATGATACTACAACACCAGCATCACACGATATAGTAACATCAGGTTCTATTGAGGCTGGAGGTTATTTACAAATAGCAAGTAGTGGAGTTACGTTAAGAAGATATGTAAGTAGTTGGAGTAATGCTACAACACACGATGTTATACACAATGGTTATGGAACTAATCTTGGTGATTATGTATATTTAAAAGCAAGTGGTAATACTACCACTACTCACGGAATGTTATTAAATAGTGATAATTATTTATTTTGGGGTAGAGATAATTTAACTACTGGAGCTGTAGATAATTCAGCAACAGCACCTATGACAGATGTTTGTATGAGAGTAGACGCTAGTGGTAATGCATTATTTGATGGAGATGTAGTAGCATATTCATCTACTATTGCATCAGACGAAAGGCTTAAAGAAAATGTAGAAGATTTAAATTATGGATTAAAAGATGTGCTAGATATGAGAGCAGTATCATTTGACTGGATAGATAAAAGAAACGGACAACATGATATTGGTGTTATAGCACAAGAGATAGAAAAAATTATACCAGAAGTAGTTGTAGAAGTAGATACATTAAATAGTGAGGATACTCACAAAACAGTAGACTATGCTAAACTTACTTCAGTATTAATAACAGCAATACAAGAACAACAAGTTCAAATAGATGAACTTAAAACTAAACTAGGAGAATAAAATGGCAAAAGTAATAGCAGAAAAAGCAGCAGAAGCAGCAGCTACTATGGGAAAGCAAGTTGAAATTAAACACACCAGAGTAATGCAGAATGCAGCAGGTAACAATGTTACAGTAGTAGACTATGTTGATGTAAAACCAGTTGATGATGCAATTTCACAAGCAGAATCAGAGTTAACAAAAGCTGAAGCATTAGTAGTTGAATTAGAAGCAGACATTGTAGCATACAAAGCAATAAGAGACGCTGAGTAATAAATGGCACTAGCAGCATCAGGGCAAATAAGTATTAATGATATACATGTTGAAATTGAAGGAGATAATTCACCTCCTAATACATCTTTAACAGGATTGTCAGATGGAACTGTTGCAACTATAAATACTGAGAATGCATCGGCAAACAGACCAGATGGTTCTGCTCCCCATGCAATGTCTGAGTTTTATAGTTATGACCATGACTTAACTAATACTTCTTATGGTACTTGGAGTGCTGGTCAACAAAGCATTGGGTCTAATCCAGGTGGTACAAACTATTATAATAGAAGTATTACATTTACAGGGTTTACTAATGATGCAATAGACATATATTATACAACAAATAGTGGAGTAGTAAGAGGTGGATTAACTGTAGCAACATCTACCTCAGGATTTCCAAATAATAGTGCTACATATAGACTTGTTACTGGTAGTACTGGGCAATTTGCTAATGTTACCATTAACGGTAGCGGTACTCTATATTGTAGGTTTAAATACGTACAACATAGCTCGTTACATGAAACAAGTAATAGAACAATTAAAATAGTCGCAGACGGAGAAACAACACCAGGGTTAGTTCAAAATAATTTTGATGACAGTGGTGGAGGTTTTCCATAAAACATAGGGGGATAAAGTGGCAGAGTTGAGTAAAGATAGTAAATTTACATTAAGTTTGGAAACTGCTGTTAGTATAGCAGTAACTATAGCTTTAGTAGTTGGTATGTGGTACACCTTACAAGCAGATATAGAGCTTGCTAAGAAGCTACCAGAACCAGAAGTATCACGTATGGAGTATGATCTTAAGGATCAAATGGTTCGTGATTCAATTATGAATACAGAAGAAAAAGTAGAGAAACTTGAAGAGAAAGTAGATTCTGTTAAAGAAGATACAAGAAGTATTAATGAAACTCTTCTTAACATGAACAATAAATAAAGGTGTTTAATTATGAAGAAATACTACAAATTACTTTGTGGCTTATTTGGTGCAGTATTATTACTATCGCCATTGCATTCACAGTCAGTTAGTTTAGATACTTTTGAAGAAATACAATTAGTTAAATTACAAGAATGTGCAGTTGTACAAGTAAATGCATCTTGGAATTATGCTAATAGAGTTGGAGTAGAAAAATTAGCACAACTTTGTTATATAGGTGAAATAGATTTAGGTAATAAAACTATTGGAGCTGTTATACAAAAAGAATGGAATATAAAAGTAGTACCTACTATAATTATATTTAAAAATGGAACAGAAGTAATGAGATACGAACCAGGTATTAGCATGAGATTTAATGAAACAGAAGTTTTTAATAAAATTAAAAAAGAGATTAAACAATAACGTTAATTATTTAGCTTGTAATATTATATATATATAACTATATTAACGTTAATGAAAAAAGTTTTTAATAGTCAAGTAAAATTTAAAAAAACTTGTAAAAAAACAAGACAAGGTATGTCAAACAACACAAAATATGGTACTAAAATAAGCAATAAGTACTATAAAAAACGATCCCGAGGACAGGGATAAGGAGAGCGTAATGCCAGCAAGAAAACCAGGTGGTTTGATTAAAAAGTTAGTAAAAAAAGTCAAAGACCGTAGATCAGTAACAGGCAAAAAGGGAACTAGGATTAAAAGCGTAGTTAAAACTAAGGGTGGAAACTATCCAGTGCATGCAAAAAAATCTAAATCTGCTAAAAGTTTTAGAAAAACATATGCAGCAGCTAGAGCAGCAGCTATGAAAGGTGGAAAACAAAGTTTTACTTGGAATGGTAGAAAATATAACACAGATAAAAAGATGACTACTAAACGTGGTGCTTCGTACAGCAATAAAGCAGGTAAAGGTTTAAAAACTAAGTTGACTAATGCTGGTAGAAGAATGAAAGCTAACGCAGCTGCTAGACGTAAAAAACGTACAGCAAGTAAAAAGAAATATTAATAACCAAAATAGGAGAGCCCACATGGCTAAAGAAAAAAAAGTAGATCTAAAAGAAGTTGCTATGAAAGAAATGGAAACATTAGTAGAGCAACATAATGAGTTGGTAAAATCAATTCAGGAACAACAAGGTCGCTTAAATGAAGTAAAAACAATGCTAACAGAAAAAACAGGATACTTACAAGCCCTGGAAGACTGTGATGCACAATGTGATAAAGATGCCTAGTTTAAATTTAATAGGTACACTTATCGACAAAGTGTCAAGCAATGTTGATAAATTCACTTTAGACAAACAAGAGAAAGCTGAATTAATTGCAGAAATTAATAAAGCTCAACTTGAAGTTAACAAAGTAGAAGCGGGTCATACATCAATATTTGTAGCAGGCTGGAGGCCATTTACTGGCTGGGTTTGCTCAATAGCATTGGCGTATCACTTTATTCTACAACCATTACTTACTTTCGTGCTATATGCTCGTGGTGTTGAAATAGTGTTGCCTGTGTTTGACATGGGCACACTAACAACAGTACTTCTTGGGATGCTAGGTCTCGGGGGAATGCGTTCGTTTGAAAAAGTAAAAAAATCAAACTAGGAGAAACTTGTGGAAATAAAGAAACGTGGTATTATTATACCCGACCAGCACTATCCTTTAGAGGATAAGGCTGCAGTTAATTGCGTTATTAAAGCAGTAAAAAAGATTAAACCTGATGTGTTTGTAAATTTAGGTGATGTTGGAGAGTGGGAATCAGTATCTGCATGGAAATATAAAGATAAAAAATTACCACCTTTAGAGTATGTATTACCAATAGTAGATGAAGATATAAGATTAGTTAATGAAGGATTAGATGTTTGGGATGAAGTGCTTGAAGAAGTTGGATGTAAAGAAAAACATTTATTACAAGGTAACCACGATCTCTGGTTGGATAATTTTGTTGCTAAGTATCCCTATCTTGTTGACTATTCGTTTTTTAAGGCGTGTAAAATAAAAGAAAGAGGATATAGTTATAGTGAATATAATTTACCTATACAAATTGATAATCTCACTTTCTTTCATGGTGCCTTTGCTACTACGTATCATGCTAAAAAACATCTTGAAACTTATGGAGAGAATGTAATGTATGGACACGTACATGACGTACAAAGACATACATTAACAAAATTAAATGGAACTATTGGAGCATGGTCTATTGGATGTTTAAAAGATATGTCTCACGAAAGTAATAAATGGTTAAAAGGTAGATTACATAACTGGGCACATGCTTTTGCAATAGTTGATTGGTTTGACAATGGGGAATTTAAAATAGAAATAGTAGAAATTAAAGACGGCGTAACATCCTTATGGGGAGAGGTAATAGACGGTAATGAGTAAAATAATGACAACTGACAAGTTAAAAGGCAATCCATGGAATGGTTCTGATATGAACAATGATAGAAGGCTAAAAAACACTAAGACAACAAAAGGAAGAAACAGTGCCAAAAGAAATTCTAAACGTAAATAATTTTAGTGGAGGATTAAATAATAATACTAATCCAAGAGATTTAGATGATTTTGAATTTCAATCATTGAAAGGGTTTAGTATAGAAACTCCAGGTAAATTAAAAATATCTGGTGCTGTTGTTGATTTGCCACACGTACAATCAGCTAATGAAGAAAAGTTTACGACAACACTAAATCATGGTAATGGGTTGTTTCATTTTAATAGTGATAGAGATCCAAATGATGGAGCTTTATCTAATACAGAGCTTTTATTAATTAATGATGTTACTAATCATAAAGTAAAAGTATTTGACAAAACAGATGGTGCATATGAATCTGGCTCTGAAATAGATTATGGAACAGCTTCTTCTAAAGTAAATTACTATGCTGTAAATGGTAATGTAAGAGTTTCTCCTCATAGTTATACTGTAGCTAGTACTCCACAAAACCAACCTAAATGGTATGGATATTTAAAGTATACAAAAAATTATGGAGATGCAGATGCTAATGCTCATATAGTAAAATCTGTAGATGGTTTTAAAGTAGCAAATTCTTTTATAGCACCAATTAAAGTTACTCCATCTTTAGGTTCTGGTGGTCCAGATGGATATGGTAATCCACATGAAACATTAGTTCCAATTGTAGCAGCACCAGCTTTTCAATCAGAGTTTTTATTTAATCGAAATATTGCTTCTTACACTATAAATGATGCAAGTATTACACCAGATGGAACTACAGCAGAAAGATTAGGAAATTTTGTAACTGGTTTGAGTGGTAGTTATTCTGATTGGAGTAGTGGTTATGGACCTATGGCTTTATATATGTGGTGTAATCCGAGCACTAGTGCTGCTGATGATACTGAAGGTATTACAATATATGATATAGCTGATGGTAAAAAATACTCTATGTGGGTATCTTTAATTTATGATAATCAAGAATCTAATCTTTATCATGTTGGAGATATAGCTCAACCGTCATTAAGTGCAATTACTGGAGATAGAAAAAGAAAATTATACTATGCTTTAACTGGAAGATTTCCTAATAACGATAGATTAACTGGCTATAAAATATATTGGGCTTTAGAAGACGATGGATCAGTAGGAATAAAATATTTATTTATGGAAATAGATATAAAAAAAGGATATAGATTGGCTGGTAAGGATGGATTCAAGCCTTTAAGTGCTAGTGGAAGTTTTCAAGTTGTACAAAACGATGGTAATAACGCAGCTAATGCACAACAATTTTATACACAAGCATCTTTTGTAGCTGGAGGAGATGCAACTCAAAGAGTATTAGGTCATTTACAAGACAATCTTGATACGACAGAGCCGTTTGGAGAAGCTAAAGGTATTAATCCTATAGGTAGACCTGGTACTAGCTACAAAACATCTACTATATTAAACAGAAGAGCTTACGTAGGTAATATAACTTACTACGATGCAGATAACAATTTAATTACAGCAGATGATACTGTGTTAAAATCCGAAGTAAACAAATTTGATACATTTGATTTTAATAAAAGGTTAGATGTAGAAATAAATGACGGAGATGAAATTATAAGATTAGAGTCTGTTGGTAATAAATTATTGCAATTTAAAAAAAATAGTTTGTTCATTATTAATTGTAGTAGAGATATAGAACAATTAGAAGCTAGTTTAAAATATAAAGGATGTGAACAAGAAAATCACGTAGTAAAAGCAGAAGGATTTGTAGCTTGGTTTAATAAATACGGAGCTTTTTTGTATGATGGAGAACAACTAAGAGACTTGTTAATAGGTTCAAATGGACAAAAAAGATTTAAAGATTGGAGTACTCAGTATTATAGTAATGATGCACAAATTGGATACATACCAAACAAACAAACACTGATTATTACAAATCCAGCTTTAAACGGCTTTAATAGCAATCCTAGTGGTGGAATACTAGAAATTGATTTAAAGACGTTAGGATGGGCATATAGCCACTTAAAAGGCGGTGATGGGAATGTATCTAACCTTATTAATACTAATGATGGAAAATTAGTGTGGTTTCAGAAATATGGCAATGATATAGAATTAAAATATTGGAATCCAGAACCTTCTTTAAAAGATGGAAATAATACTTCCGTATTGTTAAAAACTAAAGCGTTTGATTTTGGAGATCCTAGTAGAGATAAAACTATTACTACAGTATATATTAATTATAAAAACGGTGAAGATATAACCGTAAAAGGATTTACAGATGTAGCAGTAAACAACGATGGCTCTGCATTTAATAGTGTTACATTAGGTACATTATCAGGAAATAATGATACTACTAATAGAGTTGCTAAGTTTAAAATAAGAAGTATTACTAGCTCTTTTAAAAAAGTAAAAACTTTTGGATTAGAATTAAGTGGTTCTACAGATCAAGAAGATTTTGAAGTAAATGATATGCAAATAATACATAGAGTAAAGACAATAAAATAATGGCAAAAGCATTACCAGGTAATAAAAAAAAGTTTAGTGATAACTTATATTCTGAATCATATAGTGGTCAAAATAGAAAAACAGGTGCAGGTGCATTACAAACACCTACTACAAAAATAAACGATTTAGATAATAAAGCTAATACACAAACAGAATTAGCACTAGAAAAACCTAAAGCTATAGACGGAGTAACTGGTGATAAAAAATTAGTAAAAGAAGCTGATGGTAAAAAATATTTATATTACAAAATAGAATCAGAATGGTTTAAAACCGAATTGGAGAAAGCGTAATGGCAAAAATGATAGATGTTATAATGGCACAATATGATAGAAATGTGTCTGTAGAGGAAAGAGAAACTCAAAAAAGATTGGAAAACGATAGTACTTTACGTGCTATTAATGATATTGGAGCAATGGCAACTGGTGCTACCACGGGATATCAAATAGGTACAGGTATAGATGAAGCTAGGCAAATGTTTAAAAATAGGAGTGCGGGTAAAGCTGGTTATATGGCAGATTACACAACCAAAAATCCTGGTTCTACTATGAAAGATGCTAAAAAAGCTTGGAGAAAAAGTGGGAGAAAAGAATTTAAAGAGTTTATGAGAAGTACATCTCCATTAGAAATAGAAAATATGGATAGAGCTAAACTGGTAAGTACTTATTTAGAAGGGGTAAATTTAGCCGAAGTAACTACTGATGGAAAAAATGTAGTGATTACAGATAATAAATCAAAAGGTAAACAAAATTGGTTAAATGTTAGTTCTTGGTTTGGTGATTTTCAAACTAACAAATTTGGTACTGGAGAAAATCTATTAAATTTTGCTAAATCATTTAAAACAGAAGAGAGCACAAATTAATGTGGGGCTTAATACCAGATAGATTAAAAAGTTTAGGTAAAAAGAAATTTAAAGAAAAACTATTTGAACACTTAAAAGATCGTGAAGGATTTAAACAAAGTGTTTATCTAGATACTTTGGGGAAAGCTACTTGTGGAATTGGACATCTTTTAACTAAAGAAGAAAAAGAAAAATACCCTGTTAAATGTTTAGTACCAAATAATGTTATTACTAAATGGTTTGAAGAAGATGTAGCTACAGCATTAAAAGCTGGAAGAAGAGATGCTAAAGTATTTTCTACTGACAATGATGATGTTATAATAGGTTTAGTATCTGTTAATTATCAATTAGGTGCTAGTTGGAGCAGAAAGTTTCCTAAAACATGGAAGCATTTAGCACATAGAGAATACGACGAAGCTATACAAGAGGTATTGTATAAAAATCCACCAGATAAAGAACCTTCTAGTTGGATAGAGCAAACTCCTGTTAGAGTAAAAGATTTTATAAAAACTATTGAATTATTAAAGGAGATTAATAATGGCTCAAGATAAAAAGAAAAAAGGAAAAGATTTAATGCTACCAACACCTGAAATGTCAGGTGATCCAATGTTAGCAGGAACAGGTCAACCAGGAGAATTAGCTAACACTCCTACAACAGTTGACTCTACATTTGCACAGGAAAAAGCTATGGAAGAACAGGGAATAGAACAAGACCCTATGCTAAAAGGTACTGGTCAACCAGGTGAATTATATGGAGCACCAAAGAAACCTAGTGTAGTAGATGAAGCTAAGAAAGAAGCAGAGTTAATAACAGGTATGAATTTAAAAGGAATGACATGGTTAAGAGCTATTAATTCAGGATTTGAAGTAAACCCTTACAGTCCTTCTATTATAGCTAGAAAAATAATGGAGGAAAAAGTATGAGTTATCAAATTGCAATGGCAGTGGGTGGTGCTATTTTAGGTAAAATAGGAATGGATAAAAAAAGATCTGAAATGCAAAAACAAAGAGCTAGAGAAAAAAAACATGCGTTAACAGCACAAACTTCTTTAATTAATAGTGTAAGTGGAATAAGACAAGAATACAGAGAAAGAGCTGGAATGGCTAGAAATCAATTTGCTTTAGGACAATCTAGTTCTATTTTAGGATATCAACAACAAAGAAACGAAATGGATAATATAGTAGGTTCAACTAACATGTCTTATTCTGGTGGTGCAGAATCTCAAAGTAATATGTTGTCACAATCTTTTTCTAATGAAATGCAACAGAATAGAGCAGGAGCAGATAGATCATTTTATAATTTAAATCAACAATACACGGATGAATTAAAAGACGTACAAGTTGGTTTATTAAATTTAGAAAGAAATGCTGCGAATAGAGGGTATAGCATACCTAGTATGGGTGCACAATTTAACAATAGTGGTAGCGTAGGAGGAGCAGTATAATGGCTAATACATATAGTGAAACTTTTTTAGATTCTTTAAGTAGAGCAAGTGATTCAGTAGGTGGTTTAATATCAGTAATGAGACAACCTAATTGGAAGCAAGAGTTAATGATGCAAAGTGATTTAAGAATCAAAGAACTTAAAGAAGCACAAAAAGGCGATGAATCAAAAATAACATTGAGTGGGGACATAGAATCTAGACAGATTGGTGAAAGAGGAGATGTAGAATCTAATTTAATTACCGAAAGAGGAGATGTTCAATCAGATTTAATACAGCAAGAAGGAACTATTAAAAAAGATATGCAAGGAACTCAAATTCAAGCTGATAAAGATATGCAAGAAACTGGGATAGATTCCCAAAAAGATATGCAAAAAACAGCATTTAAATATGATTTGGAAAAAATAAAAGCAAGTGGTAAAATGGATCAAGAATTATCTATATTAGAACATCAAAATAACTTGTTAAAAATGCAAGAAGGAACTAAAGATGATATGGAAAAAATGATTCTTGGTAGTGACTTGAATAAAGATGAATTAGAATTCCAGAAGGGTATTAATCAAGACATGGCATACATGACACATTATTTGCAAATGGATGCTATGGATAAATCTTTTGACCAAACAAAAGAATTAAAAGGAATGGACTATACAAATGAATCTGATATGGCAGCAGTAAGACACGTATTCCAACAGCAAATACTTACACAACAAGCAGAGATAGCTTATGGGCAAATGCAACAACAAGCCATGTTAGATATGGAAAAAGCTGGATATAGCTCTTTAATTGGTCTAAGTGATTTAGAGTTTGAAGAAACAAGTATGCCTCAGACTAGAATATTCGGAGGAGAAAGACCTTCTGCTACTGCAGCAAGAGAACAATTTGCTGGATTACTAGCTATGTATCATTTACAAGTACCAGGTGCTTTACAAGATAAGGCTGTAAATCCTAACTCGTTTACTGCACAAGAAGCTATTAGCGATGCAGATTCTGCTATAGAAGTAGCTGCTAGTTTAATGGATTTTGCTGAATCAGAAGGATTTGAAGACGATGCAGATTATTATGGTGCAGTTATTAGAAATTTACAAGCTACACGTAATAGGTTAGCAGAGTAATATGATTACAAATCCTTTAATAAACCAGCTTAATACTAAGTTGCAAGAAGGTGCTATAAATCAGTCTTCTTATGCACTACAATTAAAACGTATATACGATAGATCTCATTCGGGTTTATCTGTAGACGATGTTAAATATTTAGAGCAAAGATTAACAGATTTAAATGTACCGTTTGCAAAAGAAGAGGCCTCTGATGGTCTTATTAAGCAAACTATATCTGGATTTATAGAAGGATTTACTACGTTTGGATTTGCTGATGAACCTGATACAGGTACAGAAAAAATATTTAATAATGTAGCACACCTTGTAGGATTAGCTCCTGGAGTTGTTATGGGTGGTATAGGTATGTTAAGTGGTGCGTCTAAAGTAGTATCTGCAAACTTAAAAGCTCAAGCTAAAAAAACTGGAGACAAACAACTTAGAAAGTTAGCAGATAATCTTAATGAAGTATCTAAGTCTGCTAGTAAAAAACAATCTAAAGTTCAAGAATACCTAAGTAAAATAGCTGAAAAAACTACGAGAGTAGATAGTGAAGGTAAAGTGTTATTTAGTTTAGGTAAACAAACAGGGTTTAACCCCTTAACACAAAAACCTATATATGATTTAAAATCTATACCTGGTAGACTTGCAGATAAAACTCAAGAATTAGGGTTAAGTTTCTTAGGTAAAAACCAAGAAGATTTAATGCAGTTTTTTACTAAAGGAGTATTAAGAAATAGATTTAGTAGAGAAAAAGTAGGTAACATAATTAATGAATCTGTACATGTTGGCTTGTTAATGGCTTACTCGCAACATCCTTTTGCTACAAGAAACACAGAAGGTTTTCATCAAACAATGATGGCAGGTATGCATGGTGGATTAGCTGGTGGTATATTCGGTAGTATTGGTCAGTATGCAAACATATCTACCTTACTTAACAGTGGTAGTAAATCTGTTCGTGCTATAGGAGAAGGTATGGTTAGAAGCACAGCTAGAAACTTATCTTACTCTACTACATTAGAAAGAGAAGCCGTAGTAAACACTATGTTAAAGTCTACATCTGGTGCTGGATATGGTTTAGGAACATCTATAATGAATGATTTACCACCAGAAGAGGTTATATATGAAACACTAATGGGTATATTCTTTTCCGTAAACGGTAAACCTGGCTTTGAAAATAGAGCTAATAAAGATATTTTAGATAGATCTCGAGCTATACCAAGAAGCAAACAAACAGAAAAAAGTATGAAAGGTTGGTTGTATCGTCAAGAGTGGTATCAAAATGAAACAGAAAGCTATAAAGCGTATATGCGTAGACATGTTGATGCTATATACAAAGAACAAGAAAAAATTATAGGAACATTCCCTTTAGCTAAGTTAGAGTTTCAAAAAGTATTGAGTAAAGCATTACAAGATGGCGTAGTAAATGAAAAACAAGTAAGAGACATAATGGATAATACCAAAGTAGAAGAAGGTATGTTTGCTGTTATGGAAAAAGTAAATGAAGCTTACAATAGAAAGTTAGATGTAGATTATACGCCTCCCCCAGAAACTGACGCTTATAGTAAAACAAAGTTTATTAATCTAGTAAAACTTACAGATCAATTAGCATTACGTGCTGAAATTACTGCAACCAATGAAGTAGATTTTCCTGTAGACAGACTATCTTTTTTTACTAAAAGAATATATAAAACTTTAAAAAGAAAAAAAGCAAGAGACTATTCTATTGATAACATACAAAAAGGTGTTGATACTATATGGAAAGATTCTTTAAAGAGAAACCCTGGGAATGAAAAAAAACAAGTAGATGATTTTGTTAAAAGTTTTCAAGATTTAGTAGCATCAGATTCAAATATCGCTAAAAGAGTCATTCCTAAGGATGCAGAATTAAAAAAAATAAGACAGCTTGCACATACTTTAAGAGAGTTTTCTGCGAAGAAAAACGTATCTATACTTAGACTTATAGACAAGGACGGTAAAGTATCTAAGTCGTTACCTATACTAGATGATTTGCCTGCTGAGAATCCAAGCGGTGCACCAATAAATATACAAACAAGTGGAAATAGATTACAAAAGAATTTAAATGAAGTATTTAAAAAAGGTTTTAAAAATATACCTGATTTTGAAATGTCTAGCATAGATTATTTAGAAGTTATGCAGACTAAAAATATTGTAAATCAAAAAGGTGAAAAGAAACCAGTTGTAAAAAGAGTTTTTATTAGTCCTTTAAGTAAAGACCCTTTTACTGGGGAAGTAAAAATTAATGCAGAAAAATTTCAATTAATAGAAACCGATTTAAATACAGATAGTAAATTTATATTTGGTGGTATATCAGATACTGGTAAATTAGATATTAGAAGTTTTCCATGGGCAAGAACTAAATTTACCTATGACAAAGGAACAAGAAAACGTACAGAAAATCCAAACTTTTTATCTAAACAAGACAGATTGCAAATAGCAGAATTTGTTAGTACAAAAGATAAGAAAGGAAAATTAATTGATCCTACAAAAATTAAATTACAAGCAGATAATATTGTAGGTACTTATATTTACAGACTAATTTCTTTGAACATGATTAAAAATCCTAATCAAATTACTAAAGAATATTTACTTAATAGAAGTACAGTAATAAATTATGTAAACGCTGAAATTAACAATGGTACTGTAGGTGTTAATAAATTACAAAAATATTTAAATCAAGTTGACAAAACTGAAATACCATTTATAGAGGATGTTGCTGGTGAAAAATATAGAGGGATTATAGTAAAAGATCCTAAATCTTCTATAAAGGGAGAAGCTGATTCAGGGGTAGATGGTGTAGTTGTTATAAGTAATAAACGTTTTGATTTTCAAGCTAAAAATATGGGGATAGATAAATTAGCAAGTCAAGCAAAAGGAACTTTATTTTCTGGTGCAGACGGAATACATGGAGATATTACTGGTAAATTTGCTTACAAAAGAGCTGACAATATTGATCAAGCTTATTTAGAAAAAAACAATTTAGATTTTTATATATATTCTACATCAGCTAAAACAAATGGTGGCGTACCTGTAAGTAATAATGCTGTAGGTAAACTACCTTCAGGTAGAAAAACTAAAAATTACGACTATTCTTTAAACACTTTTGAAGTAGGTACTAAAGATTTTCATATGAATTTAAATATATACGAATCATTACCTACTGACGTACATAGAAGACTTAATAGGGGAGCTGATGGAGAAAGAACATCTTTAAATCCAGAGGACCACACTGTTAATCTTATGCAAGAAGTATTTTTAAATAGCAATACTATACAGTTTAACCCTAAAGATGGTGGTGTTGGTGAAGCTTATCATAAAGGATGGAGAAATTTAATAAGAAAAAATGCAGGTGGAGATAAAAAAGAAAACGATTATATAGAAAAACAATTAAAAAATAATGAACCTTTAAGAGATGATGTATCATTAGATCAAATTGACGTTAGAATATTAGATAGAATATTGAGCAGTTCTAGTATTAAAACTAAAACAGCAGAAAGTATTATAGAAAAATTATTATTTAGAAATGACGATAGTTCTTTAGTAAGAGATTACGAACAAGATGTTAATAGCAATTTTATGAGTACTATGATAAAAGACGTATTTGCAGATAATAATTTCAGTCATGTTGCATTAGCACAAAAGGGTAATAGTGAGTGGGTTCAGAAAACATTTAGACAGTACGTAATGGGTAGGCTCACAAAACCAAAAATAAAATATACATATAAATCTATTTTAGGTCCATACGATTATAAAATTACTGGTAAAAAACAAAAGTATTCATCTGCTAAAAAAGGTTTAGCTAAAGATGAATTTATGTTAACTGAAGGTGCAGAAAACTTATTTTATGTTAAAGTACAAGGTAAGGAATATAGTTTAGGAGAATGGTGGGCTGATTACAGAGGTTTAATAGATAGTCCTAGTAATTATAGAAGCTGGACTAATGCAAAAAAGAAAGCATGGAAAGATGCACAGTATGCATTGATTAATCGTTCTCCAGTTATGACATCTGGTAATGTAAGAGCTTTAAAATTTGTAGGGTTTGTAAGGGGGCAAGGTGTAAAAACTAAAAGAGGTACATCTTTAATTACAGCAGAAAATAACGACAGATATATGGGTGGTGCTGATAAAGATATTGACTCTGCACACGTATCTTTTGGTATGCCTAAAAATATAGTAGAAGGATATAAACAAGAGCACGTACGTAGTGAAATGCAAGTAGGGCAAAAAGATTCAGGCAAACCATTAGACCTTAAAGATCAGAAAATAAATGAAAGAGAAGCTGGTGCTAAATATGATGCTGATAATAAAAGTGATACAAAAAAAGTATTAGAACATTTAGATTTAAATACTAGATTAGAAGCAGCTGGTAATATGGCTTTTGGTAAAGATACTATAGGTATAATACACAATATGCATGCACATGCTAAAACTATAATAGATTTATTAGCACAAAAAAATCCTAAATACCAAACTAAGGAAGGTAGAAAATCTATAACGGAGTTTTTTCAAAACTTTTTAATAAGAAATGCTTCAGTATCTAACGCCTATATAGATGCAGCAGATGCTAGATATTTATGGCCAGCAAAACAAACAGAGACTAAAATATATAAAGACTTAGATGCCTTCTTTGGGGAATCAAGTAAAGATGTATTAAGTACTATACGTGAATACCATACTGCTTCTATGAAAGGTATACTTCCAGAAAACAAAAGTTATGCAGATGTATCAAAAGAAATGTTAGATTTATATGGAGATGCTACTAGTTATAAAAAAATTACAGCTGAATTTTTAAAAGATATGAAATTAGAAATAGATCCATTTGCTGGATATGACAAAGAAAACATATTTAATTTGAATCAAAAAGCTATAAAAGCTATAATGGACGATCCTATAGGACAGTTTTTTGGCATAAGAGATACAGTAGATATGTTTAATGCAAATAGATTATTAACTGCAGCAGAAAAAGAAAACATATACAATCATCCACACTTTCTTTACAATAAATTGAATGTAGTAGGTGTGTTAAAATCTATACTTAAAACAAATGAATTTGTATCTAATCATACTGCTAATAACTTAGGTCTAAATGCTAAAGATTTAAAATTGTTTGCAAGAGAAATAGCACATATAGCTTATGCACAAAAACAAGGGTTTATACATAAAACTAAAATAGCTAAAAATTACAATATTGATAGTGAAAGAATGAGTTACAATGAACAAGTTCTTTTATCAAAAGAATATTTAAAACAAGAAGTTTCTCTATTTTTTAAAAACAAATCTGGTAACTTAGATAAAAGTTTATTGAATAAATTATCAAAAGATATAGAAAATTTATATGACTATTGGCACATTGCTTTCCCTTATTTAGATTTAAATTATTCTGGTATGGATGTAGCTAAAAGTTATTCTGGAAAGAAAAAAGATCTTAAAGTAAGTGTACATAATAGATATGTTGCTTATGTAAGACAGGGAGAAAAAGTACGACAAGCTTTAGATAAAAGAGATAAGAACGGTAATTTTAAAAACGGTAAAGATAAACAAAATTATGAAAAACAAAAAGAAATTTTAGGTTCAATGGAATGGGCTGCAGAGGGATTAGTAAATAGAGGTGCTAACAATATGCAACGTTCTTCATCTATATCTAAAGAAGTAAGGGTTGAGATGAATGAATTTTACCAAAAATATCTTGAACTTACTAATGCTAAAGATTCTACAATACAAGAAATGGAATTAAATAATTTAGTAGAACCTTATATGAGAGTAGGCTTAGAAAAAGATACTGCACCAGGTGAAGTAGTATCGAGTCATATTGAACAAACTGGTAGATTTATTAAAGAAAGTTTAATAGACTGGGAAACAATAGAAAATATTACAGTAAACTTACCTAAATCTATTAAAAATTTAGAAAAAGAAGTTAAAAAATTAAACATAACAAATGAAGACGTAATATTTGAAGCAAATAGATTCGGTGAAAATGTTAACAAAATATTGTCTCGAGGTCATAATGAATTAGCATTGCAAATTACTGAAATGTATACTGGTGTTATGCAAAGATTAGATATAGTTGCAAAACAATCCTTAGAAGATGCGGACTACGATAGAATAAAAATACTTAATAATATAATAGAGAACAGATATATAGGTACTCATAAAGAATGGTCGCAAAGAATAGCTTCACATAGAAAGTTGTTAAAAGAGTGGAAAGATAAGGGGTTAGATCCAGACAATAATGTATTACCACCAGATATGATGACTGACATGATGTTTCCTACTGAGTTAAATAAGTTTTGGAGTAAGTATGAAAAAGTATTTAAAGTAGAAAGAGTACAAATTGTAGACAAAGATTCGGGCAAGTTTAAAGAGTATGGAGCTAGAGTACCTTCTAGTACTATAGAATTTTTAGGTGAAACAGTAGGAAAAATGAATGATGCTGGTAATGCACTAAAAAAAGCTTATGATAATTATTGGAATGGTTTATTAGATACGATTAGGCCTACAGATGAAGCATTATTTGTTAAACATAAAGAAAAACTATTTGGTCTTGCAGCTATGGAACGTCAATTAGGTATTGATTCTACTGGTAAATATGACGGTAAAACTACACCTAGAGATGTAGAACATGAAGTAACTAAAAAAGAGTTATTAGATAGATTGGAAATAGCACAATCTGAATTTAATGAAATACCAGATGGTGGTATATTTATTATAAAACCAAGGTCGGGCAAAGATACAAGAAAAATGACTAAGCGTGATATGGTAGAAACTATTAAAGAAGAGTTATACAAACCTTTATTTACTAAAGCATTAAATGATATAATACGTAGTAATTATCAAAATTTATCAGAAGTATTAAATCAAAATTTAATTAAATCTAATTTAGATTATGAAGCATTTTTTGGTGGAGGAGAAAATATAGTACAAAAAATTATATCAGGAGCACAATCAGGTGCAGATGTTGGTGGATTAGAAGCAGCTAGACAATTGGGTATAGAGTTTAATGGATTAGCACCTAAGCCTAAAAAAGGAAAAAGTGGTATATTTAGATCTGAGTTAGCAGATGGTATAACAGATGCTCAACAGTCGGCTTTAGTTAGAAAATATAACATACAAATAGATAGTAACTCCAGTTATCAATCTAGAACAAAAAAGAATATTAGAAGATCGGATGCTACTATTGCATTTAGATTGCAAGATAGTCCTGGAACAGATAAAACTATAGGATTTGCACAAACTGGAGCTTGGAAAGCGGGGGATACAACACCAGGTATATACAATGCTAATCCTAAAATTGCTAATAGTAAACCTTTATTGGTATTAAATAATGCTAAATTAAATAAAGAAAACATATCTTTAATACGTCAATTCATATTAAAGAACCCTGGTACTTTAAACGTTGCTGGACATAGAGAGAGTAGCAATATGGGATTACAAAATCAAGTGCGTTCTTTATTGTTTAAATCTATTAAAGGTTTAAAACAACCACATCCTTGGAGTGATAAGTCTCACCCTAAACATTTTGAATATAAGTTAAGTCAATTATTTTTAGACAGTCACGGTTTAGTGGATATAAATAAAATACGTATTGTTCATGAATATAATATGCGTACAAAAGAATTGCAAACAGGTGAACGTGTTATAGAAAGACAATTTCATGAAGATGATTTAACGTTTATGCATAGACAGTTAGATATATATGAAAGAGTAATATCGTTTTTAAAAGAAAAAGAAATACCTGGAAAAGAACAGTTTATTGTAAGTAAAGGAAATAATTTTGAAATAGATTGGAATGCTTTAAGTAAAAGTAAAAAACTATTTAAAGCTAGCAAAAATGACGCTAAAGGTTTAGAAGAATCAATTAGAAGTATGAATCAACAATATATAAATCAAATAGCAACTGGTATGATCGGTACTAGAGAAATTAACGGTGAACTATTTTCTAATAGATATTGGTCTCTTATGGGTCAACAAGACACTAAAGCTGGTACTAGATATGTAAAAGAGGTGCATATACCTAATGAAATTAAACGTATAAATAAATTAGTAACTAAAGATTTTCAAGGTGAAGATAGATATTTGCATCAAAGACTTGAAGACAAACTCATAACTTTAAAAGATGCTAGAATGGAATTGATTACTAATATGGTTCAAAAATTAATAAAAAATCCAGGTGCAGATACAGAAGTTTATCACGAACAAGTACAAGAAGCTTTGTCTAGTTTATCTACAAGACAATTAGGCTTAGATAAACCTGGTGCTTATAAACCTACGTTTACAAGAAGAAGACCAACCATTCCAGTTGGTAACTATGTTATAAATGATACAGTACCTTTGAGATACTTATCGAATTTATCTTCGGGTGTAACTCAAGGTATAGCTGCATTACAAACAAGAGTAAATTTATTAAGTTTTAGAGAGAATACTAGGTTTAATAAACAAATTGGTAAAGCTGAAGCTGAAGCTTGGCATTTAAAAATGATAGATATAGTTCGTGGATATATGGGATACCCTACTACTCGTAATATAGACTTACATGGTATAACTAAAAAGGATCAAAGCTTGTTAGTTAAGTGGGCTCAAACAGGATTTGATAATTCATTTTACCAAAAAGCTAGACCTAATCCAGTAGAACGAAAACTTATGAAAGATTTTATACAGCAGACTACATTACGTAGAGAAGAGGTAGCTTCTATAGAAAAAGAAGTTAAAAAGAAATATGACAGAGCATTAAAAGAGAGATTAAAAACATTAGCTAAAGACATTCCTGTACAAACAGATAAGATTACAGATGATGAAAAGAAAGAAGCTAAAAATTATGTATTAAGAACTAAACAATCTTTTACAAATAAAATGAAAAAAGAAATAAAAGAAAGAATAGAAGACGCAGAAACTGATATACGTATTGAAGCATTAAAAGATAAAAACGTAGATAAAACAAATATTAAAAATTCTTTTAGATCTTTTTATAGTGATGAAACTGTTGGTAACTTAGGATTAAAATTAGATAAAACTGTAAATGATTTATTTGGTACTGATGTCAATAATAAAATACCATTCTTAGAAAAAATGCCAGACATAGATAAGGACCCACAAGGTAGGCATAGAGCGTGGGTTAGAAGAGCACATTGGTTCTCCGATCTTGAAGGTAAATTTGAAATGATGGCATTGTTGGCACACCCTAAATCAGCTGTAGCTAATGCTTATGGTGGTACTACTAATACCATAACTGATGTTGGTTTTAAACATTTCTTTGAATCTATGAAAGGTGAAAAACTTGTTAATGATCATTTCAGAGGTATAAAATATGAACGATTTAATGCTAAAACAAAACAATGGGAACCTCATAGTATTGAAAACAAAGGTGATGTTTACGAATATTTTGAGTTAAGAGGTTTTGTAGAAAACAATATTAGAGATGAGCTAATTATGTTTAAACCTCCTGGTGATACACAATGGAGAAATTTTTCTAATCACGTTGCTAAGAAAATATATAATTTTAATATACGTAATTCAGTACACACTGCTGATCCTAATATTAATAAAAATAATAGATTAGCTAGAAAAGAATTTAGAGAACTAACTTTGGCTGAAGCTTCTAAGAGTTTTAATATAAATAAAAAAGTTGTAGAAGCAGGTTCGTTTTTTATGAAACATTCTGAATATTATCTACGTATGCAATCTGCTATTGCACATTATTTAAAAGCTAAAGAATTGTTTACAGACACTAATGGTAATACAGAAGTATCAGAAGCATTTTTATTAGAATATGCTAAAAAAGGTGTATCTGCATCACAATTTATATATCACGCTACCAATAGACCTAACTTTGCTAACACTGCTGTTGGTAGAATTATGACAAGATTCCATCCGTATTCATGGAATAGCATAAGAAGACGTGCAGATGTTATAAGAGAAGCACAATTAGTAGATGGTAATAAAGAGTTTGAAGCTAGTAAAAGATTTGAAAGACAGTTAAGTGCTGATCTGTTTGCTTCTGTTATGGCTACAACATTTGCTGCAAGTATATTTGAATACGCTTTATCACCTCCTATGAATTGGAGTATGGATTTTGCACAATTAATGTACGGTGATTCAAAAGAAAGAGAACGTGCGTTTTACAATACTTATGGTCACCCTTTATTAAATCCTTTACAAATAATTTCACCACCAGTATCCAGGTTTGTAGTTCCAATAGTTGTTGGTTCTATAAATGGAGACTTTGAAAACTTTGCAAAATATACTTCATGGACTTGGGCACCTTTTGGAAGAGTAACAAGAGATCTATTGCGTACTGCAGAAACACCTGAAATGGTAGGTGAGTGGATGTTTGGTGTTCCATTGCATAAATTTGGACAATATGCTAGAAGAAATGAAAAAATTAGTGATGAAAACATAGAAAGTGCAGATGAGGAGTAATATGATGTCTGTGTGCGTGTTAAGCTGTTTTATGGTGTATTAGTATCTAAAAATTTTTTTATAGCCATATAAGGCTATTATAATGCAATGTTTTGCGAAAGGCTGCACAGGAAACTACATACAGCCTTTCTAATGAACTTATTTAGATTCTTCTTCGATTTCTTCTTCACTTTCAAACTCTCCCCAATCTTTACATCCAGTGCATAAAGCAATGTAATGTCCTGGATCACCTGTCTCTATCGGTTCAGATGCTGGTACTCCATTAGTACAAATTGTACATTTCATATTTCTCCTTTATTATCCCCCCTTTTGTTAATATATCATATACATCAGTGCCAACCAAGTGTATTTGCTTTTAAGGGTTAGGTGGATTTTCACCACTTGCTTCCTTTTAAAGCATGTTGATTTATAGGGGGGATAATTATCTAATTATCTTGATTAATTCTTTTAAGTATTTCTTCAATCATTTCTTTTTCTGTTTCACCAACAAAAGGTGCTTTTCTATAATTAAGTAATGCAGCTTTAACAATCATTAATTCTGCTGGATTATAGAAATCTAAATAATTGTCTTTCTTCTTAGCCATAACTATCTCCTTGATCTTCCGATCTTCTTAACACTTTATCATGATTTGCATCATTAGTCATATTATCTAATGCATAATCTTTATCTTGATCTCTTTTGTTTTCATCTCTTTCATCAAGTGCAATTATAATTTTCTTTGATATAGAGACTAATAATTCTACTTCTTTTGAACTAAGGTTTATGTTTACCATTTTTCATTTCCTTTTCTATTTTAATTAATCTTATCCATTCTGTATATGGTATTACTGCTAACGCTTCTTTGCGATCCATACGTGTAACTACTAAGTCTACATCATCTGCATGATGCTTAGGATATAACCATTGTGCAATCTTCTTTTTCATTTTAGCTTGGACTGCGTATCCTTCTACTAAACAATCAACTTGTTCAGACTTACCTAATGCTTTACCATTGGAGGCGTAGGCCCTCTCAGCAGAGAGCCCTTCCTCTTTAGCAATGTTAACACATTCTCTTTCAAGATTGTTACCACGTATTTTATTTCTATGCGTCAACTTTTTCACCTGTTGACCACAAGATTGATTTTCTATCTTTAAACCATGCCATAGTAAATTGTAAAGATAACTTACCTATATCAAAGTAAAGTGTGATAGAGTTAGCAATAAACCAAGAAACGCCTATTGTTACTTTAAATAACCACAACAAAGTTATAGAATACATTGTTCTTTCTAGCTCTTTGTTATAGCGTCTATTAAATTTAATCATATTAAACTACTTTCATTTAATTGCTGAAAAGTAAAGTCATCTGTGTTAAAGAATACAGTCATTTCAAACCTATCTTCGTCTCTTGATTTCTCAGAAACGACTTGTCTTACTTTCTCTGATCTTTCACCTTTAATAACTAACACTTTGTCAGCTTTCTGTACTAGATTAGACGAACCTTTTAATGAATGCAATGCAACTACATTACTAGCTGCACTAGCTTTATTTAAATGTGATATAGCAATAATGATTATATTGTTTTTCTGTGCTATTTGTTTTAGCCCATCAATAACCATATTTTGTTTTTCTATTTCACCTCTATTAAAGTCTACTTGCACTTCATCAGCAGTATCTACTACTAATACATTTGGTTGATATTCTGCAACGATTTTCTTTACTGAATCTATTCTTGGTGCTATAGTCATTAGTTTAACGTGCCCTAATTTGTCTTTAAGTGTAAAGTCTGGATTAGTTTTATATTCATTATTAATCCAATCTTGACTTTTACCTATAGCCATTTGACCAAAGCGTCTGAAAGTTAATTCTTCTTTCATTTCTAAAGATAGATACAGTACTTCTTTCAATGCCTTTGTTACTAAGTATTGTACAAATGCTGATTTACCCATACCTGTGTCGCCAGAGAAAACAATTAGTTCACCTGGTTTAAATGTATATTTGTGTGTATTAAACAAAGCACCTACATCTATTGAACGTTTAGTTAAATCTTCACTTATATATTCACGAAGATTCTTTTCTAATTCATCAATACTATTAATTTCTAATACATAGTCTTTATTTTTAAAGTAGATACACTTAGGATCACAGTACTCAGCCATAATATGATCTTTGCAACTGTATACATAATTTCCTTCATATGTATTGTTTACAGATCTTATGACTTCATTTTCTGGTAATGTTCCGTCACTCCACGTTAGTAAGCCGTTTAAAGCTACTAAATATGGAACACCAGAACGTTTGTACGAGCTTGCCATACGCATTAACTTCATATTACGAGAACCTTTTATTGGCCCTTCATTAAATATGTGTTGCATACACGATACTACATTAGATACATCACCTTTTCTACTATCACCATTAGTGACAGCAGCTATTGTTGGTGAAGCAACTACCATTGATTGTAAATATGGATCAAACTGTATATCTTCAGGTTTAAACATGTTATCATAAAACCCTGGATACTTCTTTGACCATTTAGTGTATGCTGTTTTACTGTTAGCAAACTTTTTAATATCACTATATGAATAATCTTGCAATAAATTAATAGGAATAAAAACTTTATATAAACCTGTTTTGGTATTTAAAGCCCATTCACTACGTATTATTCTTGTTTTATCATATATAGAATCACCAAAACTAAAATGTTTTTCTAATGTAAATTTTAATTTTGTATGTAATTCTTTACTTGGTTGCAAACCAAATACATTTTTTATTTTGATATGATAACCACTACCACTAAACCATATGTTAATATCTTCTGCCATAACTCCTTTATCTAATATTTCAGATAAACAATTCATAACATAAGGATTAAATGATTTGTCGTCTATGTCACCTTTATCAATGTCTAAATGTATGTAATTTAAATAAACTAATCCGTTAAATCCTTTTACAGACTTTTCTTTATCTACGTGCTCGGTAAATGATTCATCAAAATGGTAATAAGAACGATACATTTCTTTCTTAAATGCATTTTTTTGCACCATATCATTGTAGATATTTATGTTACCAGTAAAATTTCTATTACTGATAGAACCTTCTACTATTTCTACGATAGCTTCTCTATTTTCCATCCCTTTGCTTTTCCTTTCACGTCTTTAATTTCTATTAGTTTAATTCCCATCCTAGCTAAATCGTTACTTGAACGGATTGTTCTAAATGCTCTAGAATATGTACTTGGCGTATGTACTTTCTGATGAGCAAGTCTTCCATAATTACCTATTTGTGTTTCAAAATCGTAACTATAGAAGACTTTAGATCTGTTCTTCATTTGGTTTTGTATCCAATAAAGAACTATTTTTTTAGCTGTCATTAAAACGGTAAGTCTTCAACAGCTACTGATTTACCGCCAACTTGTACAGTATCTTTTTTGTAGTTTTTAGGATAACCTTTTTCTACTTGTGCTTTAAACTTAGATTCTAAGTCCTCTACATTATCCCAACTTGACATAGTACTCCAGATTGCTCTTTTGTATTTACCAGTAGATTCATAGCTTAAACATGCAACTTGTGCATCATTTAAAGCATCTACATTAATTTCACCTACATCAGATACATTCAGATCTTTACCAGCTGCTAAATACAATGTATTTACATCATCTGGAAATTTCAGATCTGTTACAATACCATTTACATCTTTTTCAAAGTTTTGATTGATAAAACATGTATAGCTGTAGCCATTTCTTTCATCAGTCAATGTTACTTTTAAAGTAGTATCATTGTATTGTGAGTCTTGTTGTGTTACTTCACTAATTTTACATTTATTAATGAAATAGTTTTTATCATTGCTAGAATTAGCAACTTTTGTTCCCGTAATCGCCATTATTTTTTCTCCTTTTTTACAGTTTTAGGTTTATTTTTGGCTTTTTGTGCAATTTCTTGCTCAATTTTAATTACACCCATAAAATGTTCCATTGCTTTAGACCATTTTATTTTAGTATCGTAATAATCAGCACCACGTCTTTCAATATGTGTGCTTATATGATCATCTGGCATATGTATTTTAGCTAAATTGAACATTCTATCTAAAACACTCAGCAAATCTACTGTTACTGCTGATGTTTTTTGATTTAATTGTGCATTAACTACTTCTTCTGCACTTGCAAACGCCATATCACCACCAAATCCTGCAAATGCTAATGCACGACCTACTGCTGATGTTTCACAATTTTCCATTGCTGAAGTTTTGTTAATGAAAGTACCATTGTCTCGTTCTGCTGCTAATCCAGTAAAACAAATCTCTGGTTCTTGTAATGGATTTGGTGTTATTGTAGCTTGTATTACATACTCATTACACATATCACCTGTTTTTGAATCTACGATATTACTCACAGATATTAATTCAGTCTTTATTGAACATCCTTCAAATGTATTTCTATATTCTACTAGACGATCTTTGACGAATGTATATTTTGATACATCGAATCCCATTTTAATTTCTCCTATTTAAGTTAATATTTAATTTTAAAGCCCATTAATATAACTACTAACGGGCTCTAAATCAAGAACTAATTACTTAGTCTCTAGCATCATTGTAGGAAAATGAAACGACAATTCCTTGTTGTACGGCTGTTCTGTAATCAATTTCCTTATGGAATTTGCTATAAAACTACCACTCATATTACTACAATATGATGTTGCTTTTGCATTACATGGTTCACTACTTCCATCTTCATCCGAATACCATGTTTTTAGGTATTGTCCTAGTGTTGGATTAGTAAACACATACTGTTGATAATGTTCTGCACCCATTCTACCATCTATAAGATACAATGGTTTCTGTTGCTTCATTATATTCTTGACTGCATCAAGTCTTGACTCCATAGAATCAAAACCTAAGATTATAATGTCATTACCGTGTGGTATGTAATGCTCAAATAAACCATCTACGCATCCAATGGTTATATCTGCACTTATTGTCTGGCATATTGTTCTTAGGGCTTTTGTTTTAGATTGTTCTAAATCAGAAATCCTAAATTGCGACACACCAAGATTTTCTTCACTTACTCTATCCATATCATATAAATATAAGTTATTGCCACCCATTCTAACTATTTGAGTAGCTGCGGCACTACCTATAGCACCGCAACCTAGTATGTGATATGTATATTCGTTGAAGTTACTCACTATTGAACTATAACGTTGTTCCAACATTGTCGTATCCTCCATATATTGGTTCTGTATCTTCACTATCTATATCATTTTCTATGCATTTATCTTCAAAAGACCATTTAGTCCCTTTTCTGTAAATCCAATCGTCTGAATGAAATTGAGCCATAGCACCAAACAAGAACTTTTCATGTTCTGGATCTTTAACTAAACCACATCTTAATTCACTTTTACGTTGTTTTAATTCGTAATTGAGTTTATTAACTGACATTTGATATTCTTGATAATCTAGATTTGTTAAGTAATCCATCAATATATTATCTACTTTAGACTCAACTTGCACCATTTCTAAATCTAATGGTGCTTGATTTTGCCACACACTTAACTGTTTGTGAGTATGTTTAGATAAATTTACTTGCTTTGGATAAACAAACTGTGAAGGTTTATCACACAAATTATCTACATTATCTCTAATTGACTTAGGTACTACTTTAGCTTTAGGCTTATTAATAATATCCATTTCTACATCTTCATGCATTTTGTAAGGATGCCACAAATTAACTCTTAACTTGTATTCTTGTTTTAAGTTAATAACTAAAGATATAGACATTGGACCACTACTAAATTCGTCTATTGCTGTTAAGTCTGTTCCAGACCAAAACACTTCCATTGTGTGATGGCTATGCCACCATACAAACTGAAATGGTTTATCTTTCATTTTCATAGCAGTTTTAACATAATATTCAGCTAATGCACTTTTATCTAACACAGTATTACCACCACTTATTTCTTGTTTTAGTATTACTGGTTTATGCATTTTCCATTTATTATCTTTATCTTGTTCTGCTATAAGGAATCCACCAATTTCTGAAGTATGCTCATCATAAGCATATCTTGCGTAATTTTGTAATGTATTCCAGTCTTTATTACTCATGTAGAAATTAGCCATTATTATTCCTCCTTGTATTAGCTTGTACCCACATTGCCATTTCTCGTTCCAATTGACTTTGATTATCTTCTATGATGCTGTCAATTACTTCTTCTACTTCATCTGTACTTATTGCTGTATCACTGTCATTTAAGTTATCAAAATTAACTTCATCATTATGCCATCCGTTACCAAATGTAGGTAATTCATCTGCATCATCTGCATCAACATAATCTAATGTTTCTTTTGTGCTTATCCATTCTATAAAAGCCATAGTATCAGCTTCTTTTGCAACATTATTGTATTCTAAACAGTTATACGAACTAGAATGTGTCATCATTGCAAACCTAGCATTAATTAGATGTTCTGCTAAAAATTGTTCATACCAATCAACTGCACCAACATCATACATATCTAACCACATAGAAGTATATTCTTCATCATATATATTACGATATTTATTTTCTAAGTATTGCACTATTTTATCTTCTAAATTATCCATACCAATTAAACTTAGATAATTATCTTTTATTGTTAAATCCACATCCCAATAACCTAAGTAACATTGATACATAATAGATAACCTTCTATGTGCATCATTACTATTGAAGCCTATTTGTTCCCATACTTTGGCCATTTCTGGTCGTTTTTCTAAAAACATATAGTTAATGCCTTGCAATGGATTAGATCTTGTTGTGTGCCAAACATTCCACGCATTAAACAATGACAATACACCGTATACATCCATTTGTAGAAAAGATGTATTAAATTCACTAGTTATGTCACCGTGACAAACATTTCTCCAATGTTTTTCTTCAAAATCAACATATCTACCAACAGCACTAGGCATTACATATTCTCTTATTCCAATATAAGGATATGCTTTAATAGTGTAACTACTACTATAACCTGATTGTATGCCTAATGGATCGCTATGAGCTTCATGTATACCTTCATAACCTGCACCAGCACCCCATATACTACAACTTCGTAGTCCAGCTCTGTGACTGAGGCTATTTTGATATCTGTTATGAACATTACTACTACTACTTAAGTTTGAAGATGTTACTTTTTTGATATCGTTGTTGCAATATATCATTTTGTTAATAACTTCAGAAACTTTAAAGTAGAATGTCATGTGTATTGGTTCTGGTATTTCATAGTTGTATACTATTTCATCATTACGATCAACAAAACTCATTACTGGTTTATTCCATGTGTATTTTTGATAAACATAAGTTTGTTCGTATTTGATACAATCTATTTCAGCTGGTGTTAGATCTCTACCATTTATTCGTAATTCATCAATATGATCTTGAGGTATTCTGTACATATCAATTTCTATACTAATATCACCATAACTAGACACTGTTTCGGCTATATTTTTTTGTGTGTCTAAATGTTTTAAGAAGCTTTGATATGCATCTTTAAACACATCTTCATTGCTATCAAATCCTATGTTATTAGCTCTCAATCTTTTGAGCTTTTCATCTAGATCTAATACTTTTTCTGTGAATTGCTTTTTATACCATTCAGCATTGTTAGCTCTACTAAATAGTGTTTGTATACTACCAGTAGGTTTATTGTATTGATGAAATCTAGTATCTATACAATCTAATATTTTTTGTTTGTAACCAGAACCCCATCTAAATGTCTTAGTAACATGCAATGGTTCTAATGGTTTTAACTCTGATCTGTTGCCGTAACACCAATTAGTAACCATCCACCTATTATTGATTACATCTAAGTCATCAAGTATTTCTTTTTGAGGCCCTAATCGTATTGTGTCTGATACTTCCTTGTAATTAGGTTCTCTATTTTCTATTTCTATTTTCATTATCTTTCCTTCAGTTGAGAATGAAGGGTAACTATCGATCTACAGTGAGCTATCTATTATTACTTATGAATAATGTAGAGATTTGTTGTTACCCTTCAAGGTTTAAGTTAACTGATTATCCACCAGTTTTATTTCTTGCTACAATAGCAAGTGTAGCACCGTCTTCTAAGACTTTGCTCTCGTCTAACCATTCTACACCATTGTAATTCATTGTTGCAGTTGTTGGCACATTACCTAAATGTTCTCTAAGATGTGCAATGGTAGTAACATTAGATGGTAATGATGTATCTACAAAAGCAGATGTATTCCACATTAATCTAATTGTTGTTGTTGTATCCGTGTTACTCATGTTGTTTCCTCCTCGGAAATTGTATTATTAATATTAATATGATCTTTTATCGATTCTGCTTTCTTTAACAAGAAATAAGAATACTGTAAGTAATTGATCGCACTTGTTATGTTAAGAGTATATTCATTAACATAATTTTCTTTGACACTATTATTTTTAGCATAATGTCGTAATTCTGATGTCTGTATTTTAAGTGCTGTGCAATATACTAAACTATCTTGTATTTCTTCTATTGCTTCACTTAAATTATTTCTATCTAAGTTATCTGCTTTAAATATAGGAACTTGTTCACCATATTTCTTTGCACCAACTTTTAGTCTTTTTTCTATTTGATTTAGCATTTTAGTCATATAAGAACCTATATCACTCCATGTAACTATCTTATCTGCTTCTAACGCTTCACCACTCATGTACATACTGTTTTTAATCTCATTTAATATGTAGTTATTGTTACTGATCATGTAATGTAACCTTCTTTCTGAATTGTTCAATCCATGTTTTTTTACTATTTTTTAACGGAACTCCTTGAAATATCCACCATGCACCATATTTTTCTTTAAACTCTATTGCCATAGCTTTACGCCATGCATCATTATGCACTATTTTAGTTTCAGGGACTAATTTAGGGTTGTTATTTTTATCATATTTAATAATCATGTTTTCCATCCTCTTTTCCATCCATTAGCTACTGATGTTTCAGTAACTTGATTTCTTTTAAAATGCCTATTAGACATGTAATCATAGAATGTAGGTTTATCTTTGCTTTCTACGTCTATGTATTGTATTTGTGCTAAGTTATTAAGTCTTAAATATAATATCATTGAATTAATATCTTTATCACTGTATTCATCGTCCATTGTTCTTCACCTCCAAGTATATTTTTTTAATTAATCTTTTAACTATTTCATATAGTATTATTACTATTACTAATAAACATAGCAATTCCAAATGCGTTAAGCAAGCATAATAAACTATATCCTGATCTATATCATAAAACATATGTTTCTCCAGTTATAAGCAAGGCATACACGACGATTGTATGCCCTACTCTTGTTATCAAAGGAAGATAACAACTAACGATGTGAAGACAATTGATCGCAATAATCGTCTATTGCTTTGTCTTCAAGTCTTTTGTTTTTCCTCTTTTTTTGTAACCTTATAAGTCGTTTAGCATCATCAGTAGCCAAGTTACGACTACGGCGACTGAGACGAATATTACTATTGTCATCCATTTACTTTCCCTCCAAATAGGCATAAAAGTATCTCTTACTCTTTTTAAGTATAAGAGACTGGTTCTTTTTCTTCCTATTTATTATTTTTATCAACTCATCGCTATGTATTCTTGTGTAATCGTTATAACAAGTATACACATCATTAAAGCTTAAGAATAACGCTTCTTGTTTATATCCATATGTTGATCCTCTGAATGGATATACTTTAATTATGTTTTTGATAGGCACTATAGCATTATATTTACTTGCTTGTTCAGATGTAATAGTCCATGGATACAAATAATCATGTCTATTATCCCAATTATCTTGGAAATGATCTGTGTCATGCATTATATCGTGTAAATTCATGATTTTTTCTTCTTTTTGTTCGTAGTGCCACCATTCCATACGCCTGTTTTTACTTCTTGCTCTATTATCTTTGGTATTGCACGCTTATCTGTTATTCTTTTGCGTCTGCAACCAAATATCATGTCTGCATAATCATCAAAACCCCATCTTTTCTTTCTAGCCATTTTTACACTCCAGTTGTTTCTTGTTATAAAACAATTTTCTTTTAGGACTTAACCCTCTTGCTCCTAATATATCTTCTTTGCTGTAAAATTGTAATTCAAGCATAAACATTGGATTTTTTATCTTTGCAGAATATCCACCAATCGTATTTGGATATAGACAACATAAGAAATCAAAAGGCATTTGTGGTGTTATTGCGTATGTTATTTCTTTACATGACATACAAGTCCATGGATGAACTTCTTTCTTTTTAGTTACTGTAACAGTTCTTTTAACATAATATTTACTGTTATATTTATACATTTGTACTCTCCCTTTTTTACTGTGTTAGTTGTATTATAAAACCTTTGTGACGATTAGGTGAGGTATTACCTAACCGCCACTGACAACATTGCTATGATCTAATTGATATTCTAATACACTTTCTTTCGAAGCGTGTATCTACTAATATTACAACGTCGTCTTTATTATTTGATATATCCTCTTTAGCACATACCTCTGCTGCAAACTCTACTAGTTCTTTAATTGCTAAAGGGTTGTCCTTATTTAACTCTACTAGGTATTTCAAATATTCCTTAGGGTCTTGCCCTATTCCTTCGTCAATCATAAATTTACTCATGTTTTCCTCTTTTCTGTTAGTGTTATATAACCGTTACGATAACCGCTTATAAAGTTGATCCTTGATGTTTTACTACTGTATTGCTGTAACACTTGTGCTATAGTTTTAGTATAGCCGTTGTTATTAAAAATATTTACTATCATTTGAGCTTGTTCGTCACGATAGCGTGGTATATAGTATGCCATGTTTAACCTCTTTCGTTGTTGTTACACTTTTTTATTGTATGGTATTAATATAAGTAAATCCTAACCGACATATAGCCGATTAGGACTTACCTACTACAAGTCCCTTAAATGCATATTAACTAGATAGTGCACATAGTGTAATTCTATGAAAGGTGCGTCCTTTCTCTGTGACACCACTACTCTTAGACTTCATACCAAATCTAGTTAATATCTGGGTAAATTCAGTCAAGGCGTCCTCATTTGCGTCCTCATAGATAAATATTACGTCCAAAGGTTGCAACAAAGTGCTATTATCGACACGGACGCTCAATTTATTGTCCCCGCCAAGGCGTTTATACCACATATCCTGTCCTTGCATTTCAGGGACATTCTTAATCATTTGCATTAATTTATTCATTTTAGTTTCCTTTTTATTATTTAACTTCATTTATGGTAACAACCGAAGGTTGCACCAAAGAGTTGCACCTACCTACCTCATTATTCAGTCAAGTCAACGAATTTCGTAAATTTGTTTTCAACGAAATTCCGTTGATTGAATGAATAATAGAGGTGGGTAGTGTGTATATATATCTCTTACGCACATTCTACTTGCATTTTTTAAATATCGACCCTAAATTATACCATGACTAAGTTACCTAAAGATATTTTAAAAAAAATTGCAGAAGCTGAGTATCTGGAAAAGTGGAACGGATCAGAATGGGAGAAGGTTCCAGTAGATGCTAAGTCTCCTGCAGTACAGAAATTAAAAGAAATGATGATTGCTGAGATAGAGATTAACGTTACGAAAGAAGCGTTAGAGCTTGATATTTTAAAAGAAGATGATAGGGATTTAGATTAGAGTGTATGGTATTAACGTTAATAGTAACGTTAGTATAATACATTAATTATTTAAGATAATTAATTACGTAAAGGATTAACGTTAATGCAGAGTTTAAAAGAAAATATTTTATTTGATAAAATTCAGGGAAAGTACAGAGTAGTAATAACTAAAGACAAATATAATTTAATTGTATGTGCTAAGAATAAAACTACTAAAGATGGTAAGCCTACTACGTTAAATAGCTTACTAACTATGAAACAAAAAGATTATTTTACATCAGTAGAAGGTTTATTGACTGGAGTATACAGAAAGAGGCTTAGGCTTACTATTAACAAGATAGACCTTGCACATATGCAAAAGATAGTCAATGATGCCTATATAGACGTATTAGAGATAGCTAAAGGTATATCAGAGCAAAATACATTAATAACACGTAACGAGGATTAATATGGCAATACCAAAGAAAAAGAAACCTACCCTAAAGCATGTTCTTAGAGATGTAGGGAACCTTATGTTTCAGCTAGAACAGCTGAGGATGCATGTTTTCAACGGCGATAGGGCCCTAGATGAATATGTTAAGATGAAAGGTGACAAAGAAGATTTTGTAAAATTTTTAGAAAAAAATTATAAAGAACCAGAAGATGATAAAGATAACGAAGAAACTAAAGAAAAATGACTACATTCCTAAGGATTATCTTGTATATACAGATATAGAAGCCGATGAATTGGGTATATTATATAAATATTGGCAAGAATGTAATCCTGGGGAGTTTGGCATTAGTGATGATAACTATGTTTCTGAGTGTGTTGGCCGTAATGACTACGCTACTAATACTGAAATGGTGTATCCATATGGCCGTCAGTGGCTTGGTGCTAAAAGAAAATTAGAATTTGAGCCACATTACAAGTCAAATAACTTCTCATCAGTGTCTACGAAGTCATATAATGAATTAGAAGCTAGAACTGGTAGGGCACAGCTTGCAGTAGATATGTATTTAACGTACAAAATGGCAGGTATAAGCCCCGATCTTGATAAAATAGGGTCAATATACAGGCCTGACCAAAAAAACCCTGCTATAGCTGCAAAAAGATTACTGAAAACTAAAGAGGCAAAAAAGATGATTGAAGAAAAATTACAAGAAATACTTACAGAAAAAGGAATCGACGAAGGTTTTGTGTTAGATACTATGAAAAATGCTATAGAAGTAGCTATGACAAAAGAAAACAGTGCTGATATGATACGTGCTGCTAAAGAATTGTCTGTGTTTTTAGATATGGCACCAAAAACAAAACAAGTTACAGATACCTTAGAAATTGATATGACGCATCAAATACAGGATAATTATGAAAAACAACGTAAAAAGCTTAAAGCTACAAAAATACAAGAAATAGATGAAGAAGCAAGTTGAAATAAAATCTCTAGATAAGGATGCTTTAGCTATATTCATAGAAACTATGAAAGAAGTAGCTAAAGATATGAAAATCAAAGTAAAGGTAATACGTGGATAAAAACAAGCTATTACTTAAGATGCAACAAGATATGTTGTTATTTGGGCGTATGGTAATGCCCAACATGTTTAGTTCTCAGTCTCCAAGGTTTCATTACGATATAACTAACAAGTTATTAGATCCAGATGTGACACAATTGAATATCATCGCACCTCGTGGACACGCCAAGTCTTCTATTGTGGCTGGCGTGTACCCCTTGTTTCATTTAATGTTTGACAAAGGTCCTAAGGTAATAGTACTTGTATCTAGAACACAGGGACACGCTACTAAGTTACTAGGTACAATTAAAGATGTATTAGATTATTCTCAGGAGTTTAGACACTTTTTTGGTTATTGGGGTATGCAATCTGCACGTAAGTGGTCGAATGCAGAGATAGAGCTAAAAGACGGTTCCGTTATTATATGTAAGGGTACAGGACAACAGATACGTGGTATCAAGCACGGAAATCAACGACCTACCCTCATTATATTAGATGACCCAGAAGATGAGGTAAATACTAAAACAGCAGAGGCAATGGAGCAAAATCTCCGTTGGTTGCTACAATCTGGTGTTCCCTCGTTAGATCCTTTAAAAGGTAGAATATGTGTTATTGGTACTCCTCAACATGAACGGTGTCTCGTTGAGACATTGAAAGATATGACAGGATGGACTAACCTTACATTTTCTCCTAACATAGAAGAAGGTATATCCTTGTGGCCAGATGTATGGCCTATAGAAAAACTGGTACAAAAGAAAAAAGAATTAGAGAGTATTAACCGTATATCCGTATTCTATAGAGAGTATTTATGTCAAATTGTAGGTGATGAAGAAAATTTATTTAGAGCAGAACATATAAAATACTATGACGGATATATAGAAACGGATGAACAAGGGTTGTCGAATCTCATCCTGACGAACCTTAATGGTGAGGAAGTAGAAGAGATTAGACCTGTAAACATATTTACAGGAGTCGACCCTGCATCTAGTACCAAGAGAGGAGCAGACTTTAGTGTTATATTTAATTTAGCTATTGACTATGATGGTAATAGGTTTGTTATTCCTTACTATAGAAAAAGAGCAACACCATTAGACTTAGCAGAGTCTATTATAGATAACTTTGTTAGATATAGAAGTGCTAAGACACGTATTGAGTCTGTAGGATACCAGGAAATGTTACGTCAATACATTAAAGAACGATCAGCAGATGAAGGATTGTTTATACCTGGTCTTGAAATAAAAGAAAACCCTAGAACATCTAAGTCTTATAGATTAGAAAGTTTACAACCATTGTTTGCACAAGGATTTGTTTATATAAGAAAATCTATGCAACCTCTTTTAGATGAATTGCTTTTATATCCACGTGGAAAACATGACGATTTACTTGATGGATTCTTCTATGCTAACAAAAATTGTTATAAACCTACGCACGAAGGTGCCGATATGGACCTAGATTATGAAGATCATTATGAAATAAAACCCAGAAACTGGAAAATAGGGTAAATAATGCTTGACATTGTCAAATAAATTTACGTAATTTCGGGATAGTATTTGTATGCAAATAGATTTAGTTAAATATATGATGTCCTTAGGTAATTTTAAAAAGGAATTATCTGATTTATTAAACACTAAAATACCAGAAGGGTATGTAGAACTTAATGCCAAAAAATATACAGAACAAGAAAAAAAAGTCAAGAAGTCAAAATTATAATGACCTTATAGATGTTTATGGTTACAACCCTGGTAGCGTACAAAAAAATGACGGATCTATTCACGAAGAAGTAGAACTGTCTCAAGAATTACTTAGAGAATATTCATCATCACGTGAACTTTGGGCAGTTAAGTTTCAAGAAGCAATAGAGTTTAGAGCTGGTGCTCAGTGGACTAACGAAGAAAAAGATGTTTTAGAGTCTCGTGGTCAAGCACCTATAGTAGTAAATCGTATTCACCCTATCGTAGAAACAGCAAAGTCTTTACTTACATACAACTCACCTCAATTTAGGTCTACTGCTAGAGAAGACTCGGATAATAAAACAGCTAAAGTATTTTCTGATTTGTTTTCTTGGATATGGGAGCAATCTACTGGTAACGAAGAATTAAAAAAATGTATTGATGACTATTATGTTGGAGGTATGGGAGTAATTAATTGTTATCAAGATCCTCAAGCAGATATGGGTAAAGGTGAAGTTTATATGAAATCTATAAATCCTTTAGATGTTTATATTGACCCTAATTCAAAAGATATTTACGCAAGAGACGCTGCACATATAATGGTTGCAAAACATTTAACTGATGAACAAGCAATGACATTATACCCTGATTTTATGGATATTATACAAGATTCATCATCCCATCAATCAGATAACGAAGATTATCCTACTACTGATTTAGCAGCAACAGAAGGACAAATATTTAAAGGTGATGACGACAATGTATATCATACGAAAAGAAAGTTTATTGAAAGATATACAAAAGAAATGCATATGTACTACAATGTATTTGAACCTTTTTCTTTTGAAGAGTTTTTATTTTCAGAAAATGAATACGAACAATATATTAATAAGTATTACATAAGATTGCGTAAAATTACTGGTGAAGAAGTTATTATATCAGACGATACTGCTGTACAAGAAATGTTTAATACTTTAAAATCTATTGGACCTACTTTTCATTTTGAATTACCAGAACCAGACATACAAGAAGATGGAACTGTTGTTCCTCAAGATCCTCTTATGGTACCTGGAATGGAAGACGAAGATTCAATACCAGGTAGTACCACTACAATAATTCCTACAACCGTAGAAGAATTAATAGGATTGGAAAAAATTAACTCTAATAAAATAGAAAAATGTTGTGTAGCTATGCATGTATCTGTAGGAGATAATCTTTTATATGAGCGTGTGCTGCCAACTGAAGAGTATCCAATTATACCATTAATGAATATACATCACAGAAATCCATATCCAGAGTCAGATGTACGTTTATTTAGACCTTTACAAGAATATATTAATAAAATTAGATCATTAATTATCGCACATGCTTCTACTAGTACTAATGTAAAACTGTTGATACCTAGAGGTTCAGCAGATATTCGTATGATAGAAGAAGAATGGGGAAGAGCAGGGACCAGTGTTATTGAGTTTGATGCCGAATTAGGTGCACCTATTGTGGCAGGTCCAGTACCTCTTCCCAACGAATTATATAAAAACGAAGCTGATGCTAAGTATGACTTAGAATATGGCTTTGGTATTTTTGAGTTAATGCAAGGAAGTACTGCAAATGCACCATCTACATATAGAGGAACATTAGTTGTTGACGAATTTGGTCAAAGACGTATTAAAGCAAGAAGAGATGATGTAGAAAACTTTTTAAATCAAGTAGCAAAAGTTGCAATACCTTTAATACAACAACTTTATACTGAAGAAAAAGTAATTAGATTAGTTCAACCTAATGGACTAGAAAAAGAAGAAAGATTTAATTTTTACAAAGAAATGGATAATGGTTCTGTAGTTAAATTTAATGACATAGGTGTAGGTAAATACGATATAAGAGTTATTGCTGGGTCTACATTACCTACAAATAGAATGGCGTTATTAGCTACTTACCAAGAAATGTACCAAGCAGGATTAATTGATCAAGTTGAAGTATTGAAGAAGTCAGAACTAGTAGACGTAGAAGGTGTATTAGAACGTGCTGGTCAAATGAAACAAATGCAACAACAAATGATGGCTATGGAAGAAGAATTAAAGAAGGTCAAAGGAGACCTACAAACTGCTTCACGTGAAGAAATTCATGCTAAGAAACGTTTAGAAGTAGAAAAGTTTAGCTCTGGATTAGACAAAGTGCGAAACAGAGCTGATGCGGCAACTACAATGTATCAAAATAGACTTGCCGACGTTGAAAACAATCTAATAAACTCTGCTGAGGAGGCTAAGGCTATGCAAATGCGAGCTGAAACCCCCGAGGAAGAGAGTTAGGAATAGGAGATTAAAATGAGTGAAGATACACAGACAACAAATGTTGAACAACCACAGGTAGAAGAGGTTATGACTGCAACACCTGAGATACCAGAAGAAGATATTTTCAATGAAATATTTGGAGACAACTCATCAGAGTTTGCTTTTAAAAGTGAACAACCTGATGTTCCAGTAGAAAATAAACCTTTAGAAGAACAACGATCTGTTGATCCAAAAGAAGACAATAGCCAGTTTCAATACTGGCAAAGCCAAACAGATAAAAAACAAGCAGAGATAGATGAATTGAAAGGGCAAGTTTCAGATTTGATTCAAGCCGTTAAATCACCAGTATCTGCTGAAGCCAACACAGTTGGAGCTAAAGAGGAAACAGTTGTCGCAAGACCTGTTAAACCTGTAAGGCCTGTTGAGTTTAGTCATTCTGAGGCATTAGCCGACCCAGATAGTAGTAGTGCTAAATACTTAGCAACACAAAGTGAATATATGGAAAATATGGCAGAATATACTACGTCATTAGAAGAACAGCGTATATCATCTTTACGTACAATGGAAGCACAGACAAAAAAACAAGCTCAAGAAGCTCAGTTAGTGTCTGACCTACAACGTAATTATGGATACGATCAAGATTCAGCTAATGACTTCTTAGTAAAAATGACATCACCTGAATCAATGTCTTTAGACAACTTGGTTAAATTACATAAAATAAATACTCAACCTGAAAGTGGTAATCAAACAATTACTCACATTAATGATGAGGCTATTCGTAAGCAATCAAGCATGATGCAGCAACAGTCAAAACTGTCTATTCCTAAACCTATAGGGGTAAAGGCTGGAGTCAATGTGCAGTCATCTAAAACATCAGAAAACAAAATGATGGATTCTATGTTAAGTAACTTTAAAAAGAAGAATCCATTTTAAACTAGGAGAAGTGAAATAAGATGGCTAACATATATAGTGTAAACCCAGGAGAAGCTGTTAACGGTACCTCCATCGACGTGGATAGACGAATATTCAACTTCGGTGAGAGAGTAGCGGAATTAGCTCCTCAACAATCACCTTTCTTCACCTATTTATCAAACGTTGCTAAAAAACCTACAGACGATCCTGTCTTTAAGTTTTTAGAGCAAAGACATCAATGGCAAAGACGTAATTTCCAATTACAAGCAGCAAAAGAAGTAGGAGCTTATAGCTCTGACGCTTATGCTATTATAAATGCAGATGACTTTTTTGTAGATTGCGAATATGATAAATTCGGTAGAGAGGTAGCAGTAAATGTTGCACCAGAATTCTTACTTTCTGGGCAAATTGTTGCAATAGAATGTGAATACGACGCTGACGGATCAGACGGAAGTGACGTACCAGCAATCGCATATTACAAGATCGACACAGCTGACGCAGTAGATGCTGCTAAAGCTAAAATTACAGCAGCTACTTTCCTTAAGCTAAAACTTAAGGCAACTAGAACTGCAGACGGAGCAGATGCAGCAACATCAGGTTTTCAAACACCTGCTGCTAATTCTAAGCTACGTTTCGATGACAACGTTAAAGGTCAAGTTGTAGGTTCAGCATTTGCTGAAGGTGGAACTGACCCAGATGGTTGGAGTGACGAGTTCTATAACAGAGAAGGATACTGTCAAATCTTTAAGACATCAGTACCTCTATTCTCTGGTACAGCTCTAGCTACTAGATATCGTGGAATTTCTAACGAATACATGCGTGTATATCAAGAAAAACTTATGGAACATAAGATGGATCTTGAACATGCAATGCTATTTGGTATAGGAACAGATTCGAATGTCAGTGGAGCAACTGGTCCAATACGTAGAACATGGGGTATCGTACCTTACACTGAAGCTTATGGTAAAATTAAAACATTTGCTTACGCTTCAGCAACATACGATCACTTTATTGATTCTATGGAAGACGTATTCTCACCTGAATCTGGAAACAGTGGTGAGAAACTAGTATTAGCTTCAAGAAAAGTACTATCATGGTTGAATAAACTTGGTGGTTCTTCATTCTTAGGTAATACAATGGCCTTAGGTCATACAGCTACTACATCAGGTGGTTCTAACCCTTACGGATTAGACGTACAAAATGTTCAAGGTAGCTTTGGTCATGCTGTAACAAGAGTATCAACTATTTACGGTAACCTTAACTTTGTTATGGAACCGCTATTTAGAGGTATTCACGAAAATACAGCGATCATGATTGATTTGAATAACGTAGCATACCGTCCTTTAATGGGTAACGGTGTATCACGTGATACTCAAATCATTACTAATGTACAAAACAGAAACGTTGACGGAAGAAAAGACATGGTTCTTACAGAAGCAGGTCTAGAAATTTCTTTACCAGAAACACATACTGTATTGCAATTTAGTTAAGTTAATCGGGGGAGTTGAAATATACTCCCCCATTTAAGAAGGAGAATATTATGGGATTACCAATAGCAGCATTTTTAGCAACAGCAGCAAGAGCTGGTAAAATAGCTAAAGATGTTTATACTGCATCAAAGCCAGCAAGAACTGCAGCTACAGCAGCATTTAAAAAAGCAATGAAAACTAAAGGACGTAAAGATACTGACAAACTTTTAACTGGAAGTATTGATAAAATCGGTACAACTATTAAAAACAATCCTATCAAAACTACTGTTGGTGGAGGATTTATTGTTAATAGAATATCTAAGCGTAGAGGTAAAAGAGCACAAAGAAAAGCAGATAGAAGATAATGGCTTTTAAAACACAGATAGAAGCAATAGTTGGTGATATAGATAGTCCAATTAGTTACACATCTCAAGCTCCTTTGTATTTAGCAGAAGGAGTTAAATTTGTAACTAAGTATGTTATGATAAATGAAGATATGGCTGATAGACTTACAACAGCAACTACTTTAGACTCTAATCCTACTACATTACCACTCGATTCTGTATTAAAGGTAGTTAATGTAACTAGATCAGATGCAACTCGTCATAGAGAAGCATTACAAGTATCATTAGCTAAGGTGCCTGATTATACAGATGTAAATAGTTTATACTATACAAGTAAGCTAGACCCTAAATGGTATGTAAGTAATAATACTTTAAATGTTATACCTACTCCATCTGACGCACAACCTGCTATAGTTTATAATATAATATCAGATACTTCAGTAGGACTTGATGATACATCCATTACAAATTTTCCAGATGAATTAGAAAGAGGTGTTATACTTTATGCATCAAGAGAATTATTAAGATTAATGATAGCTAATGTATCTTTACCCGTTATACCAACACCAGTAACATTAAATGATACTACATTGGCTGATTTAACTACAGCACCAAGTTACAATAAACCTACTATAACTACAAATTATGGTACATTATCTGCAACTGACACAACATCTGGAACAGAAACAGATTTTGGTGTAGATGATTTTATAGCAGACGAAGATCCAGAAATGGCACAAGTAGCACTAGGGAAACAACAACAGTTGTTACAACAATATGCAGCAGATATAGAAAACGAATTAAATGAATACAATAAAGAATTGTCTATATACACTACAGATTTAACTCAAAAAATTGAAGCAGCTAGAACAGTAAGTGAAAGTGAAGCACAAGAAATACAAGATTACATGGGAAGAGTGGAGTCTTATGGTATTCAAGTAAATGCACAAATGACTGATTACCAATGGTATTTAGAGCAATATAAAAAAGTAGATCAAGAATTAGGTTCTTTTTTAAGTTTATATATAATGCAACCGCAAACAGAAGGGAAAGATTATGAAACTCCAGCAGATGATAGAGTTAGTTAGAAAACATCATCCAGATTTAGGAAGTAATGAAATTGTTCATTTACTTAACCAGGCTTCTGATGAGTTTTGTTCAAGAACTTTATTACTAGATGAAGCAACACAGTTTAGTACTGTTGCAGATCAAAGATATTATGGGTTAAAAGAGAGTATTTTAGAAATTAAAAGCGTAGATATTGTAGACGACGATGGTAATACATTAAGTATAAACAGGTTGATGGGCAGACCAGAATATAGGGACTTAACATAATGGCTAAAGTAAGTTGGATGTGGGGAGGTAAACGTTATAGTGGAACTTTAATTAGAGAAACTAAGAAACATAAATTTGCTAGAACTCATAATGGAAAAATTAAAAAGATTGTAAAGAAAGGTAAAAAATAATGGCTAAGTCAGCAGCGTGGCAAAGAAAAGAAGGTAAGAGCCCTAGTGGAGGATTAAACCAAAAAGGTAGAGATTCTTATAATAAAAAAACTGGGGGAAATTTAAAAGCTCCTCAACCAGAAGGTGGAAAAAGAAAGAATTCTTTCTGTGCACGTATGAGAGGTATGAAGAAAAAACTTACTGGAGCTAAAAAACAAAATGATCCTAATTCAAGAATTAATAAATCTTTAAGAAAGTGGAAGTGTTGATATGCCAAATTATAATACAATATACGACAGAACTACAAAACAATGGGTATGGTGGATAGAAAGAGATTCTATTGGTATTTCTTTGCACGACCCTATGAATGAAGTAAAAAATCATTTTGCATCTCCATCTGATGCTAGAGTGGTTACTTTGTTTTATCATAAGAAAGCAGATCATTTTAATACTTTAGATGCAGGTGCTAGTGCAATGACAGAACAAAGTGAATTGCCTACACAGTTTCATCAATATTTAGTAGACAAAGCTATTCAGCTAGGCTACGAGCAAACTCAAGACGGTTTAGGTCAAGCTATGTATTTTGAAAATAAATTTGAAAGAGGAATTAAAGAAGCAAAAACATTTAAAAGTAGAGGCAGAGTTTCTGGAGCTACTACAATCAAACAGCATAGTTTCTAAGGAGGACGATATGCCAATAGTACAAGGAGTAAAATACCCTTATACCAAAGAGGGGAAAAAAGCAGCTAAGAAGGCAAAAAAACAAAGCATGTTTATGCCAGATAGAACTAACGTAAAAAATAAATCTATAACTATGAACATAGATCTATCAAAAATTAAATAATGGCTAATACTTGGAAAAAAGGAAACTTTGGTTTAGCTGCATTAAGTGATATTAATGTATCGTTTAGTTCTTTAATACAACACTTTAATGATAACACTGATGGTAATTTTGCAGATGTAAATATACCAGTAGATGTTTCATTATCTAATGTTGCAATACCTACAGATAGAACTTTTACTAACATATCAGTTAGTTCAGCTACTTTTTCCAATATATCAGTACCATCTGATGCTAGTTATAGTGATGTAGGAGTAGTAAGTGAACCAACATATAATGATATAGGAGTGACAACATAATGGGTGGAACATTAACAGGACCAAATAAGATTAAAGATGTATATAAAAAATTAGTTTTTTATGATGACAATAAACTAAAAATAGACAATGGAAGTGCTGATGTTACTATAACAAACGCAGATAATTTTTCATCAGATATTGTAGCAGGAACAGGAATTTCTACATCTGAATCTGGTGGACAAACAACAATAAGTGTAAAAGACGCAGATATTCTTTTGCAAAACGAAGACATTAACGGGGGACAGTTTTAATGGCAAATAAAATACAAATCAAAAGGTCTAATGTAGCAAGCAGAGTTCCAGGAGCAGGGGGTATAGCAGCTATAGTATCTGGAGAATTAGCAATTAATTTTGCAGATAACAGATTATACTATGGTAATAATTCTGGAAACACAACTGACATTATGACGGTAATCCATGGGGTTACAAACGCACAATTAGCAGGTAGTATTTCTGATGGTAAATTAAATAAAATTACAGCACCTAATAAAATAGAAATTCAATCATTGGATATAGATAACGCACAAGATATAGGAGCTGGGTTAGTTGCAACAGATACAATTATAGTAGATGATGGAGCTGCTGGTACTAATAGAAAATCTGCAATTAGCAGATTAGCTACACTTATGGGTGGTTCTGGATTAGGAGTTTCTGGTGCTACATTGTCTGTAGGAGTAGACGATTCTACTATAGAAATTAATAGCGATGCTTTAAGGGTAAAAGCAGGTGGTGTTGATAGTAATCAAATAGCTGGAGATGCTATTGACGGAACAAAAATAGCTGATAATGCTGTAGATAGTGAACATATTGCAGCGGGAGCTTTAGATACCGAGCATTTTGGAATACAACAAATAGTTGCTGGTAATTTACAGAGCTCAAGTAGTAGTAGTACTGGTGCGGTAACTACGGATAAAATTAGACCAGGTGCAGTTACTACGGCAAAAATAGCAGCTAACGCTATTACTGCTGATTTAATTGGAGATGATGTAATTAATAGCGAACACTACGCACACGGTTCTATTGACACAATACATATTGGAGACAATCAAATTAATGGAGATAAATTAGCTGATAGTATTACCGTTGCAGCAGATTTAACAGTAAATGGTAATCTTGTTGTAGAAGGAGCTACTACTACATTAAATGTAGCAACTTTAGAAGTAGAAGATACTTTTATCGAATTAAATAAAGCAGCAGATGGTAACGCATCTATAGAAGATACAAGAGATGTTGGTATATATACTTCTTACGATACAGATTCTAACTCTGGTGTTGATGAATTTAGATATACTGGATTATTTAGAGATGCAAGTAAAGATAAATGGATATTTTTTGGTGGATTAGGAACTGAACCTTCAGCAACTCCTGGAGCTATTACTGCAGGAGCAAATGTTGGTTCAACAGCAAAATTGCAGGCTAATTTAGAAGGTGTAAGCAGTAGTGCTTTAAATACTATTACAAATTACGCAATAGATTGCGGTACTTTTTAGGAAATAAATGGCTAATAAAATTCAAATAAAAAGAGGTACCAACCTCTCTAATGCAGGTACACCTGCAGCAGGTGAATTAATTTTTGATTCTGGCAACAATAAATTGTATGTTGGTGATGGTTCTACTGCAGCTACTAGTTTAACTGCTATTGGTGGTGGTACGATCACAAGCGTTTCTGGAATGACCAATAACAACGTGCTAACTGCAAGTGGTAGCACAACTATTAGCGGTGAATCAGAATTAACTTATAGTGCTGGACAATTCAAAATTTCAAGATCTTCAGGTAATGCAGTACTTAGAATACAATCTGACGATTCTAATCCAAGAATATATTTTAATGAAGGAAGTACAACAAGAGCAAATCTTGGTTATAGTATTTCTAATAATAGATTTGAACTTTATGCAGATGGTAATACACCATTTAGTATTGAAGACGGAGCAGGTAGCAATACTTTAGTAGTAGATAGTAATTCACGAGTGGGTATAGGAACTGCATCACCTGGTAGAACTTTGCAAGTCAATGGAGATGGTGTTGTTAGATTAGTAAATGATAGTGGAGATGCAGGTATAGATTTTAATTCTTCTGATATGCAATTAAGATATAGAAGTGCATCTGATAAATTACAATTCTACTCTTATGGAACTTCTACCAATGTAATGACTATACAAAAATCTAATGGTTTTGTCGGTATAGGAACTGAATCACCAAGTGCAAAGTTGGAAGTAGAAGGTAATGTATTAATAGCATCAGGAAATCAATTAAACTTTAATAATTCATCTGATGCAAATTATGGAAGAATAACTGCTGACTCAGAAGGACTAAACATTGATACTGTTGCTAATAGGCACACAATATTTAAAAAGCAAGGTGTCGAAGTTATGAGAATAAATACCTTGGGTACTTTACAGATGGGAAGTTCAGCAACTCAAAGTAATGCAAAGATAAGTGCAATTAGCAATGGTAATAATATTACTTTTGGTCATGTCAATTCAGCTGGATATAGAAGTCATCTTGGTTGTAGTGTTAATAATGGTT